TTGTGACCAGGATGAACTTCCCGCACGACATAGCGGACAGGTCTGCCCTGATGTTTGTCTGTGCGCTGGGATACATTGGGGCGGATACGTTGAGCGATGCGGCGAATAATTATTTTGGGGGTGAGTGATGGGGCGTCACGCGGTATATGGTCAGGATACCCGCGATGAGATTTGCAGGCGCATTTCGATCGGTGAAAGCCTGATTTCGATATGCAAAAGCGAGGGGATGCCTGACAAATCGACTGTGCTGGATTGGTTGTTCAAGGAGCCGGATTTTGTCGCCCAATACGCGCGCGCAAGGGAGGCCCAGGCCGAGCACTATCTCGACGAAATAATCGAAATTTCTGACGACTCCATGCTTGATACCGAGATGGGTGAAGACGGAATCGAGCGCACCAATCACGAAGTTGTCGCCCGCGCCAGACTGCGCGTAGATACCCGTAAATGGGCAATGTCGAAGCTGGCTCCGAAGAAATACGGCGACAAGATCCAGAACGAGCATACCGGACCTAATGGGGGCGCTATCAAAATTCAATCAGCCCGCGACCTGACAGACGATGAACTCGCAGCTATCGCCGCAACAAGCGGCAAGTGAGCTGCTAGCCCGGCGCAAAGCCCGCTCAGGGCTGATTGCGTTTTCAGCCTACACGAACCCGGCCTACATTGCCGCGCCTCATCACGAACTGATTGCCGCCAAGCTGGAGGCGGTAGAGCGTGGGGAAATCAAGCGCCTGATGATTACCATGCCTCCTCGCCATGGCAAGTCAGAATTGGCTTCACGGCGCTTTCCCGCGTGGTTTATCGGGCGCAACCCAGGAAAGCAAATCATTGCCGCATCGTACAACAGCGACCTTGCGTCGGACTTTGGCCGCGAGGTTCGGAATATCGTCGCGTCTCCAGAGTACGGCGCGCTGTTTGACTGTACGCTTGCCATCGACAGCAAGGCCGCGAACCGCTGGCACACCGACAAAGGCGGAATGTACGTCGCTGCCGGTGTCGGCACGGCCATCACCGGGCGAGGCGCTGACATCCTGTTGATTGACGACCCGTTCAAAGACCGGCAAGAGGCTGACAGCGAGATAACCCGCCAGCGCGTCTGGGACTGGTACACCTCGACAGCCTATACCCGGCTCATGCCCGGTGGCGCGGTGGTGGTCATCAATACCCGCTGGCATGACGACGACCTCAGCGGCAAACTGCTGGCCGAGCAGGAGCACGGCGGCGACAAGTGGGAGATCCTGAGCCTGCCAGCCATTCAACCGGACGGAACCGCGCTTTGGCCGGAGTGGTATCCGCTTGAACGCCTGGAGCAGATACGATCTGTGCTTCCTGCCCGTGACTGGAATAGCCTGTACCAACAAAACCCAATCCCAGACGACGGCGATTATTTCAAGGCCGGATGGTTCACTGATTACGACAAAGCGCCGCCTGGCCTTGCCATTTACGGGGCATCCGATTATGCCGTGACCGGTGGCGGTGTTGACTGGACGGAGCATGGCGTTTTCGGTGTTGACCAGAACGGAAACATTTACGTTTTGGACTGGTGGCGAGGGCAGACGACTTCCGATGTCTGGATTGAGAGCAAATGCGACCTTATCATCAAGCACGAGCCTCAGTGCTGGTTTGGAGAAGCTGGCCCTATCCGCCGGTCGGTAGAGCCGTTCCTGATGCGCCGGATGCGCGAGCGTAATGCGGTCTGCCGTATCGAATGGCTGGCGTCCATCAGCGACAAAATGGCGCGGGCGCGAGGCATACAGGGCCTAGCCAGCATGGGTAAGGTATTTTTCCCCGTGAACGCATCATGGAAAGGCGATATACTCGCGCAAATGTTGCGCTTCCCTGCTGGCAAGCATGATGACGCTGTTGACGTATTTTCGATGATTGGTCGCGGCTTGCAGATTGTGAAGCCATCGGCACGAAACACAAGACAACCAAAGCCGCGTGCCATCGGCTCCGGTAGCTGGATGAGTTAATCGCCGAGAGGCGCAGAGGTTCCCGATGACGGAAAAGAATCAAGACGCATTCGCCAAGGCCCGTGAGCGCTACGAGCAGGCGTCTGGCTACTGGGGCGAGTGGCGCAAGGCGGCCCGAGAGGACCGGGAGTTTTTTGCCGGAGACCAGTGGCTTCCTGCCGACCGCAACAACCGAGAAATCCAGTGTCGGCCAATCCTGACCATCAACCGCCTGCCTGTATTTGCCAGACAGATAATCGGTGATGCGCGTCAAAACAAACCTAGCATCAAAATCTATCCAGCCGAGGATGGCGATGTCGAGATCGCGGAAATCTACGAGGGTCTCATCCGCAACATCGAGTACGTCAGCAGCGCACCGGATGCCTACGACACTGCATTCGAGAGCGCGGTCATTTGCTGAATTGGAGCGTGGCGCGTTTGCACGGACTATGTGAGCGATGACGCATTTGAGCAGCATATCTTGATCGAGCGCATCCGCGAGCCGCTGAGCATCACGCTGGACATGAACGCGGAGAGAGCGGATTTTTCAGATGCCGAATGGATGTTTTATGAGTACGACCTGAGCAAAGAGGAGTTCAAGCACAAATGGCCGGATCAGGACTTGAGCGACTTTGCGACATCAGGCGCCATGCCTGGGTGGCTTGATCGTGATTCCGTGCGAGTTGCCGAGTACTGGTTCAAGGAGCGGACGAAAAAAACGATCTACCTGCTTGGCGACGGCACGGTCACCGACAGGGCTATCCCCGGATTGCCGGTCATCCGCCAGCGCGAGGTCGAATCGGTCAAGGTCAGGCGTGCCACGATGGCGGGATGGACATTTCTCGACGAACCGCAGGACTGGCCGGGGACAATGTTCCCGTTCGCCATCGTCACGGGCGAAGAGTACCGCATAAAGAACAAGACGGATTATCGCGGCATTGTCAGAAACGCAATTGATGCCCAGCGCATGTATAACTACTGGCGGACGATGGAAACTGAAAACATCGCGCTGGCTCCAAAAACACCATTCCTTGTCGCTGACGACCAGATCGAAGGACTGGAACAGGAGTGGAACAACCTCAACACCGTTCCGATGCCGTACGTTCGTTATAACGCAAACTCGCAAGCGCCGATGCCGCACCAGATCCAGCCGCCGCAGATTCCGACCGCCTACGCCAATGCGTCAGCCGTCTGTGTTGATGAGATAAAATCTACGACCGGCCTGTTTAATGCCAGTCTTGGCGACGGCGGAACCGAGTCGAGCGGTCGTGCAATCCTGGCGCGCCAACGTGAGGGCGACACCGCGACATTCTTGTGGGTGGACAATCTCAACCGCGCCATCCGCTACACCGGGAAAATCCTCGTGGAGCTAATCCCGAAAATTTACGATTCCGAGCGAGTTGTGCGCGTGCTTGGGCCGGATGCCAGTAACGAGCAGGTCGCCATCAATCGAGTGGTCGGCGATGGCATGGGAGGGACGACAATCATCAATGATATGTCGTTTGGGCGTTATGACGTCATCGTCGAATCCGGGCCGTCGTTTGCTACAAAACGAGTCGAGGCGCTAAACCACATGGTGGAAATAGCCCGGATGAACCCGGCCATCATGCAGGTTGCCGGCGATCTCATGGTAAAGGCGATGGACTGGGAAGGCGCGGAAGAAATCGCCGAGCGTCTCAAGCTGATGCTCCCTCCGCAGATTTTGGCCGCTGAGAAACAGGGCGAGGATGGAGAGGAAGGGCCGCAGATTCCGCCGGAAATCCAGTCGCAGATACAGCAGGGAATGCAACTCATTGAGCAGCAAAAGGCGCGCATTGATGAGCTGGAAGATGAACTTGAGGACAAGGACGAAGATCGGCGCTTGAAACAGTACGAAATCGACGTGCGCGCAGAGATTGAAGCTGCAAAAATTGTTGCCGCCAATCCTGACGCATCGATGATTGCCGCCCAGGCTGCGCAGATACTGGCCCAGCAATTCATGACTCAGGCCGCATCGATGCAGGATGTCACGGAATCCGGCGAGGATGAGCAGGAGTCACCGGAACAGCCTGAACAGATGGATGTGCCGGTTGTTGAGCAGATGGAGATGCCGGAAATGCAGCCTGCCACCGAATATATCCCAGACATCCCTGAAATCACCGGCAACGAGCCGGAGGAGTTGCCGCAATGACCGAACGTACCATGACCATTGTAGGTCAGCAAAACCTGCTTTCAGGCGTTGCGCTGACCATCACCCCGACAGATCCGACATGCGAGACGTATTACGTTTCGTTTGACCTTGTTTCCGGATCTCCGGCCGCAGGAACGACTGCGGTTACAGCCAAAGCCTACAAGGGCGGCTCGGAATCCGTCATCGACCTGTCTACCGGCTCGGCGCTGAACATCGATCCGACGGCGCTGAAATCGTTTACGATAAATCAGCCCATCGACAGCATCACATTTACGCCATCAAGCTGGACGGCAAGCGTTGTTGTTCGCGTGACGCTGACGGCGCTGACAAGCAACACGTTCAAGATGACTTGATATTGCGCGTTATGTAGGCGTAATATCTCTTACACCGACAGGCGGCGGCTAAACCGCCTGAATCGTCGTGATGACGAACCATCCCAGCACACACGGCCAACTTATTAGGCTGGCCGTGCCGACGGAGCCTCCAAATGTCTGAACAAGACAGCGTTATCGACGCGCCATTGACCGACACACCTGCTGAACCGGTCGCAGCAGAACCGCAGGCTGATGCAGCCGACGATACCCAGCAAACGACAGATACAACCGATTCAGCCGCCGATGAAGGCGCAGAAAATGAACCGGCCGAACTGCCCAAGGGAATCAAAAAACGCATCGACACCCTGACGCGCCAGCGTTACGAACGAGATGCCCGCATTGCCGAGCTTGAAGCGCAACTTGCAGCCGCGAAACCGCAGCCCAAGGAGCCGCAGCCGCAAGACTTTGCAGACCTCGAAACGTACCTGGAGGCGAAAGCCGAGCATATCGCCAACCAGAAAATGAGCCAGACCCAGCAGGCCGCCGCGCAAGAGGCGATCGTGCAGGAGAAGGCGCAGAACTTTAACCAGCGCGCGGCGGAATTCCGTCAGAGTGCACCGGATTTCGATCAGGCCATCGCGGCGGTTCCTGCGGTACTGATGAAACCGGATATGGTCGAGGTGATTCTGGACATTGATGAGGGGCCGCAGGTGGCATACCACCTGGCGACAAACCTGCATGAATGCGCGCGGATTGCATCGCTGTCAGGACGGCAACAGGCGCTGGAGATCGGCAAACTCGCCGCCAGGCTTGCGGCAAAACCCGAACCGAAACGCATCAGCGCAGCGCCCGAACCCGTCAAGCCCATCAAGGCGACCGGCTCAGCGCAGAAACGTCCGGAGGACATGACGATGGACGAATATGCGAAATGGCGTAATGCGCAAATGCAGAAGCACCGTCGATAACTTTTTGAGAGGCCCATATCATGGCTAATACCCTGCTGACCCCGACGATGATCACTCGCGAAGCCCAGATGGTTCTCCATCAAAAGCTGAATCTCGTCGGCAACATGAACCGTCAATATGACAGCCAGTTCGCCCGGACCGGCGGCAAGATCGGCACCTCGCTGAACCTGCGCGTTCCTCCGAAGTACACCGTCCGCTCTGGAGCGACATACTCGGCCCAGAACGTGGTAGAGCGTCAGGTCGCCCTGCCCTGCGCAACCCAAAAGGGCATCGACTGCACCATTTCGGATGTCGAAATGGCCATGTCGCTGGAGAATTTCCGGCAGACGATCCTGGAACCGGCGATGGCTCAGCTTGCGGCACAGATCGAATACGACACGCTGGCCGGTGTGTATACCAAGGTTCCGAATTACGTCGGCACCGTGTCCAGCCAAATCGATTTCAAGAAGTTCCAGCAATGCGGCCAGGTTCTTACCGAAAACCTCGCTCCGGTCGATCGCAACCGCGTCATGGGTCTGAATCCGTCCAGCCGCGTCGAGTTTTCCGATGCCGTCAAAGGCCTGTTCCAGTCCTCCGACAACATCGACGCTCAGTATCGTGAGGGCAAGGTGGGGCGGACCGGCGGGTTTGACGTGTACGAAAACACGCTGATTCCGGCGCATACCACCGGCACATACGGCGGCACCCCGCTGACCAACGGCGCTAACCAGGGCAGCACCGGTTCCGGCAACGTCGTTCCCGCAACGACCGACCTGATTACCGATGGCTGGACGGTTACGACGACTGTCCTGAAGGCTGGCGACATCATCACCATCGGCGACGTGTACGAAGTGCACCCGGAAACCAAGGTCAGCCTTGGCCGACTGAAGCGTTTTGTCGTCGTGTCTGATACCACGACCGACGGTTCCGGCAACAGCACCATCACGATCAGCCCGGCCATCATCGCTGGCGGTGCTTACCAGAACGTGACCGCCCGCGCTGCTGACGGCAAGGCCATTACCGTGCTTGGCACTTCTGCGACCGCGTACGGTCAGAACCTCGCGTTCCACCGCGATGCGTTCGCCTTCGTGACCGCCGACCTGGTGATTCCGAACGGTGTGGACATGGCGGCCCGCGAGGTCTATGACGGCATCTCCATGCGGTTTGTCCGCTGGTACGATGGCGACACCGGCGACTTCAAGAGCCGGTTCGACATCCTGTACGGCTATGCTGCGGTCTATCCCGAGCTGGCCTGCCGTCTGGTGCATCAATTGTCGTAACCCGCTACACCCTGAGCCGGGTTCGCCCGGCTCTCACCATTCCACGGAGGCTGAATTATGGCTACTGTTGGCGATGTTTTATCCTCCGCATTGCGTCTCGCTGGCGTTCTGGCCGCCGAAGAATCCTTGAGCGCTGACCAGTCCGAAAACGGAATTGAAACGATCAACGAGCTGCTTGCCATGTGGGGAACTACCCGCATGAACAGATCCGGCAATCAGCAACTGACGTTTACCTTGACCGATGAATCTGTGACGTTTGGCACTGGAGGCGATGTCTCTACCCGCATTCAGGGCGCATCATCGGTTATCGTCAGGTCGGGTGGTCTCGATTACACCCTGCGCGAAATCAGCGTTGATGACTACGCCACGATACCGCTGAAATCAACAGGCGGAACTCCAGAGGTGTTTTGCCTGGACAACGGCTACCCGCTCAACACCATGCGCATCTATCCGGTGCCGTCGTCCGGTATGCAATTGCGCGTGGATGCGGTTGTTGCCATGGCGGAATACAGCAACGTGGCCGATACCGTCAACCTGCCTCCGGAAACCCGCAAGGCGCTGCGCGAGGCGCTGGCCATCCATTTCTGTGCGGAGTACGGCATCGAGCCGTCCGCCGCGCTTGTCGCCATGTCCCGGCAATCGCAATCCGCAATGCGCCGTGCCTATCGCGTTCCCGCCGCGAGGTTTGACCCGGCGCTTCCGAATGTGAGTCGCTTTGACGTGCGCACAAATCAGGGGGCATATTGATGCGGATTCCATTGGCTGGCGGACAAAACAAGCGGTTTAGCGTCAATCAGGACGCGCAGACGCTGGTCAATCTGTATCTGGACGTTGATAACGAGGAGCAGGAAACCAGCCCGGCCATGTACAAGGCGCCCGGCAAATCCACGTTTTCGGCAGTTGGAAGCGGCCCGATACACGCGTTGATCGAGTTCGGTGGGGCGGTGCTGGCGGTATCGAATGACGACGTTTACCGCATCGACAGCAATGGCAACGAAACGTTGATCGGGTCAATCTCGTTTCTGGATCCGTCGGTTGCCTGTTCCAAAAACCGCTATCAGGCCATTTTTGTCACGGATTCCGGCGCATGGGTCAGCGACGGAACCTCATTGACTCAGGTCACCGATCCCGACTATCCGGGGTCTGTCAGCGTGGATTACCTGGGAGGCTATTTCATTTTCGCCATCCCCGACAGCCAGCAGTTCTACATCAGCGCGATCGACAACGGCAGCAGTTACGACGCGCTGGATTTTGCGCAGGCAGAGTCGAACGTTGACAACATCGTGACCCCGATTGTTGACCATGAAGAGGTTTGGTTGTTCGGCACGGATTCGACGGAAGTCTGGTATATCTCAGGCGCGTCCGATTTCCCGCTGGCCCGTAGACAGGGCGCGACAATGGAGGTCGGTTGCGCGGCGCGGAGATCCGTGGCGCTGGCCGACAATACTATTTTCTGGCTCGGGCGCAATCGTTCGGGCGCTGGCGTTGTCTATCGCGCCGACGGCTACAACCCGCAGATCATCAGCAATCGCGGCATCGAGTATGAGATTTCTCGGATGTCGCAGATTGATGACGCCATTGCCTACACCTATCAGGACTCCGGTCACACGTTCTATGTGCTGACATTTCCGGTGGGCGGGAAAACGTTTGTCTACGATGCGTCGGTTCAAGACCCCGGCAAGGCGTGGCACGTCCGCGAGACCTACGGCAAAGGCCGTGACCGGGGGAACTGCCACGTTTTCGCATTCAACAAGCACCTGGTTGGTGACTTCGAGGATGGAATCATCTGGGAGTTGAGCCGTGACGTGTTCGACGATGGCGGCCTGCCGATTGTCTGGGAGCGCACGCTGCCGCGCATCATCTCCGATTTCAAGCGCCTATTTTTCCGCGAGCTGGTCATCAACATGGAGCGAGGCGTTGGACTTGTCGATGGCTCGGTGCCGAAAATCTATCTCGACTGGTCAGACGATGGCGGCCACACATGGTCCAGCAAGCGCGAGGCCAGCATGGGAACGGTCGGCAACTACCTGCCGATGGTCGTGTTTAACCGTCTAGGATCTGCTCGCGAGCGGGTTTTCCGCATCAGCGGGTCCGACAGCGTCAAGACGGTGATTTTGGGAGGATACATCGAAGTGGATAAGGGCAACCATCCATGACGACCATTATCCCGCCGCCTCCGACGCAGCCGCTCAGCAGCGACCGCGCGCTATATGACTGGCTATATGCCGTGTATGCCGCGATCAATGGATTGGACCCATCAGCAGACATGACCGGCGCGGAGGATTCCCCGCCCGTCGCTGGCGTTGCCGAACTGGCTGTCGCTGCGCGAATGGCGGCAGATGCGCAAATGCTGGCGATGCGCGCGGATGTTGATCGAATCAGGGCAGACGTTGACCGGCTTATGCTGATGA